GCATTAGATTGGAAAGGAATTGCCCAAGGCGGTCCTGATAATGATAAGGTTATGGTAATTGCGGCAGGAACTGACACAGCATACGTTGGTACAATTAGTACAGGTGGAGATAGTACAGTTGCTCCAACATCATGGACAGCAGTTACTTTAAATGCGGCAAGAGATTGGAAAGGTATAGAATTTGGACAGGGATTATGGTTCGTATTCAGTACTGACGGATACTATGAATATTCTACAAACAATGGCTCGAGCTGGACAGCAGGAACACTGATTGCACCAGCAGTAGGTGAAACCTATAGAGATGTTGCATACGGAAACAATACATGGACATTAGCAATGAACAATAGTGATAGAATGTTCTATAGTGCTGATGCTGTAAACTGGCAAGACTCTGACATAAAAGGCGATAGTGTTGCAGAAAACTGGAGTATTGCATATGCTGGCGGTGTTTTTGTAATGGCAAGTGAGCAAGGAACATCTGCTTACAGTAACGAAGGGAAACATTGGACAATATTTGGAGGAGCTAACGCAAATCAAACATCAGTTGCAGGTGGAATATACTTAGATAGACCTACATTCTTAACTAAAGGTACAAGTGCAACAGGTGAAAGAATACAAGGTGGTAAAATAGCGCATCTAAGAGTTAATATTGCAAATAATAATATTAATGAATTTGTTATTATGGATCCGGGTAGTGGATATACTACCGCTCCTACAATTACAGTATTTGATCCTGAAGAATATATCGAACCTAATTACGTAGTGAATCTAAAAGATAATGTGTTAGCACAACCGGAAATGTATAATCGCGGTCAAGATTATTTGACATTAATTGGCACAATTAGTGGCGATGGATTTGCTGATGAATATCAAACAGGTAACAGATTAGTTATTAAAGGTGCAACAAAAGTTCCAAGAGCCGGATCTAACATCAATTTTGCTTCTCAACCTGATACACTTTATAAAATTGTTAAAGTTATAAGCAGTTCAGGGGCGGCACCAAACTTTAGAGCTGATCTCCAAATATCACCGGTATTAGATGTTGATACATCACCTGATCATGAAGAGACAGTTACATTCAGAGAAAGATATAGTAGTTGCAGACTTACTGGACACGACTTCCTTGATATAGGTACTGGTAACTTCACTGATACAAATTATCCAGAACTTTACAAATTTGGTAGAGGCCCAGTTAATGAAACAAGACAGGCAAACGAAATTGTAGAAAATAATGGCGGGCGTGTGTTCTACACAAGTACCGACCAAGATGGTAACTTTAGAGTTGGTGAACTATTTAGAGTATCACAGTCAACAGGTGGAGTTACACTTAATGCGGACTTCTTTGATCTAGGAGGTTTAGATGAACTAAGACTTGGTGGAATCCAGGTTGGTGGTACACAAGCTACAATTAAAGAATTTTCAACAGATAATACGATGACTGCTAACAGTGATAGTGTAGTACCAACACAAAAAGCAATTAGAGCGTATCTTGAAAATAGAATCACTGGAGGTGGTGCAACTTTGTTTACAAACGCTATTACAGCAGGTGTTGTTGTAGTAACAAGTAACGAGATAAAAACTACTGAAGGTATAATAAACACAACAAACACAATGAACTTGCAATCTGGTGCTGTTGACGGGGATATGGCCGCACAAGCATTCTTTATACACGGTATGGATGCAAGAGACGAGTTTAATGGGTAATGATAAATAGTGTATAAGCTAGGAAACGGAGCATAAAATGGCAGAATTTAAATTAGGTAGAATTAGGTTTATCTGGAAAGGCGATTGGTCATCGTCTACAGGATACCTTAAAGACGACATAATACGTTATGGTGGTCGTACTTATGTGTGTATTTCAGGACATACTTCTACAGGAAACTTTTATAGTGACATAGCAAACTGGAACAAGTTTAGTGATGGTCAAGAATGGAAAAACGATTGGACCACTGCAACTTTTTATAAAGAAAACGATATTGTTGCATATGGTGGTATTTTGTATATTTGTAATACAGGACACACTGCTGGTACAATTCTTGAAGACGATCAAGAAAAATGGGACTTGTTTGCTACATCTATCGAATGGCGCTCCACATGGCTAGCTGGGCAACAATACAAAGCGAACGACTTGGTAAAATATGGAGGTAACATTTACTTCTGTAACACCGGTCACACTGCCGCTCTAACTGATGCACTAGGACTAGAAGCAAACATTGTAAGTTGGGATTTATTCTCAGAAGGTGTTGACTGGAAAGGTCCATGGGCTCCTAACACTAGATATAAATCACAAGACATCGTAAAATACGGTGGTACAGTTTATGTATGTAATCAAGGGCACACATCTGCCGCAACTAATGCCCTAGGTTTAGAAGACGACCAATCTAAATGGGATTACATGAACCAAGGATTTGATTACAAAGGTGCTTGGGCAAACGTAACAAGATATAAAGTAAATGATGTTGTAAAATACGGAGCAACACTTTGGATTTGTACAGCACATCATACTTCAGTTGCTATAGCAGATGATTCAGGCGAAGGAACACTTAAAGCAGACGAAGATAATTGGGAAGTTTTTGTACCAGGATTAGAATTTGAAGATACATGGGACTACAATACAAATTATCAACCAGGCGACTTTGTTACTTTTGGTGGATACATGTATGTTGCTTCTGTTAATAACTATAATGTACAGCCAGGTTTAGACATCACTTGGGAACTACTTACAACAGGATTCAGAAATAGAGGCGAATGGGGTGAAGACTCTACAACTCAAGAATATAGAGTTGGTGACGTTGTTAGATTAGGTGGTTATACATATCTATGTATTTCTAACCACGAAGGATCAGCAAACCGTCCACCTAACACAACTTATTGGGAAAGATTAAACCAAGGTATTGAATGGAAAGACGGTTGGACATCTGCAACTTTCTATGATGCAGGTGATGCTGTACGTTACGGATTAATTAGTTACATTTGTATCTTAGCACACACATCGGAAACTGCAAATAGACCAGACAACGATTCGCTTGGTACATATTGGAACAATTTAGCATCAGGTGCTGAAGAAAGCTCATTAACAACTGAAGGTGATTTGCTTTATATGAGTGGATCAGGTCCAGCAAGATTACCAATAGGCGATGAAGGACAAGTTTTATCTGTAAGCTCTACAGGAATTCCGCAATGGGTTGATTTTGGTAAAGCTGAAGATGTTTACTATGTAGCGGCAAATGGTGTAGATGCACCTGCTCCTACATATGGTGTAACTTTAGATAGACCTTTTAAAACAATACGTTATGCCGCGGAAGCAATTTTAAACGGACCAAAAAATCCAAATTCAAGTTACTTACTAGAAGTTAATAGACATTTTATTCAAAGAGAACTAGGTAACTGGTGTTTAGAACAAATTGTTAATCAAAACGATCCGTTCTTTATTGGATTTAACTTTAGTCAAACAGCATTTGAAAGACTAATTGGATTTGTTATTGATGGAATAATTTTAGATCTTAAGCACGGTGGAAACACAAACATGCGTAGAATTGCAACAACATTTGCAAACCAAACTGACGGTGATTGGTTTAATGTTGGTGGTGAAGATCAAAACGTAGCGGCTCTTGATTATATGTATACCTTAATAGGAGATGTAATTAATAGTGTAGATCCAGCAGTTAACTATCAAGCAACAAGAAATGTTCCTGTTAATGATAGATTAGTTCAAATCAAAGATACAACTAAGACAGCAGAAACAGGTGTATATGCATTGATCAATACACTCTACACTTATGCAACTCAAAGTATTGCACTAGGTGGAGGTTATAGTATTCCTGCACTACAGGAAATACATAAAACAATACGTCCTGTGACTGGAGAATATAAAGAAGTATTACCTATTAGAGTTCCTGCATTAACTGTTGTTCTTGGAGACGAATTACGTTCAACAAGAATTAAACCAGCAGGTTCATTAACAGACTCAAGTGATACAACTTACAGTCTTGCAGGTATACTTCATATGCAAAGCATCATTGATGATATAATTCAAGGTACTACTGTTACTGCACAGTCGGGTAATACTGTATCACAAGACGAAAGTTTACCTCATTCAACAGCAGGCGTATCTACTACATTAGTAAATCTAGCACAACAACTTTATGATTACATTGATTATGAAGTAAATGGTGTAGCTGGTGATAGTAGTTCACCAGCATTTGGCGGCAGTAATACTAGAGTTGACGACCAAGATATTATGGCGGCGGTAAGATTGTTAGAACTAAACAAAGATTTCATTGCACGTGATGTAACAAAATACATTGAAGCTAACTATCCTGCTTATGTATTTGATACAACAGCATGTGAAAGAGATGTAAAAGAATACATTAATGCATTCAAATACGATCTAGTATATACTGGAAACTATAAGACATTAATGGCTGGAAAATACTACTACAATAGTGTTCAAGGTTCTGTACAAGAAAATATGTTCTTATTAAGAGATGGTACAGGTATTAGAAATGCTACACTAAGTGGTCTAACAGGAACACTAGGATCGGCAAACGCATATGGAACTAAACGTCCAAGTGCAGGCGCTTATGCTTCACTTGATCCAGGTTGGGGACCAAATGATACTAATGTTTGGATTTCAAACAGATCACCATATGTACAAGGTGTTACAAACTTTGGTACAGCATGTATTGGTATTAAAGTTGATGGTTCACTACACGATGGCGGTAATGACTCAATCGTTGCTAACGATTTTACACAGGTATTGAGTGACGGTATTGGTGCATGGGTAACAAACTTAGGTAGAGCAGAACTTGTTTCGGTGTTCGCATACTACGGACATATTGGTTACCTAGCAGAAAACGGCGGTAAGATTCGTGGTACTAATGGTAACTGTTCATACGGTGACTTTGGTGCAATATCTGAAGGTATCGATGCTACAGAAGTTCCAATTGAAGGACAGGTTGATAACCAAAAACTAGAAGCATTGATTACAAATGTTTTAACTGACGGTAATGAAATTATTCATTTTGAATATTCAAACGCTGGACAAAATTATACTACTGCAACATATGGTGTAAGTGGTGCTGGATTTGGTGCGGCAGTTAGTGCGGCAAATGTAGTTAACGGCGGTATTTTTGAAGTAAGATTGCGTAATCCAGATGATGGATCTACATACGATGATGATGGTAATCCTGATTCATTCGGTGGACGCGGTTATAACACAAGTACAAACACTGCACAGGCAGGTACTACAACACAAATTACACTTTCTAACACAGAAACAGCGGCGGCTGGAGACTATGTTGGAATGCGTATTGTATTAATAAGTGGTACAGGTGTTGGACAGTATGCTAGAATAGTAACTTACAATGCAAATACAAAAGTTGCAACTGTAGCAAAAGAATCAGACGGTACAGCAGGTTGGGATACGTTCCATCACAGTAATGCTATTGAAGCGGCACTTGATGCAACTACAACTTACATTGTTGAACCTAGAGTTTCTTTAGCTGGCGGCGGCGGCACTGGTGCAATTATTCGTGCAAAAGTAACTGATAACAGAATTACAGAATTTAGAGTTGTTAATCCTGGTAGTGGTTACACAAGTGCACCAACAATCACTGTTACAGATCCAAGTTCGACACTAGCTGTACCTCACACTGTAAGATATGGCGACGGTGTACTAGCTCAACCAACATTTAGCAATAGAGGTGTTGATTATGAAACAGCAAGTGCTGAAGTAACATCAGGTGACGGTTATGCTGACATTTTCCAAACAGGACAATACCTAAATGTTAAAGGACTAACACAAGAACCACAAGAAGGATCAAATCTAACTATTTCAGGTGATAGTAGATTCTTTAAAGTTGTTGCAGTTAGAGAACTATTAGGAAGTCCCGGAAATCAAACAGCAAATATACAAGTAAGTCCAGATTTAGGAATTGAAACTGCTCCTGCTCACAATACGGCTACTGAGATAAGAATACGTTATTCTCAGGTACGTCTAACAGGACACGATTTCCTAGACATAGGTACTGGTGGATTTAGTGATACTAACTATCCGCTAACTCCTTTGATTGATCCGGATCCTACAGATGAAGTTAAAGAATTCGGCGGCGGTAGAGTATTCTACACAAGTACTGACCAAGATGGTAACTTTAGAGTTGGTAGATTGTTTAACGTTGAACAGGCTACTGGACAAGCAAGTTTGAATGTTAATGCGTTCTCACTAGCTGGACTACAAGAACTATCACTTGGTGCTGTTGGATTAGGTGCAGGCGGCGCAGTTATTAATGAATTCTCTACAGATGGTACAATGAGTGCAGACTCAGATAATGTTGTTCCTACACAGAGAGCAATTATTGCTTATATTAACTCACAAATTGGTGGTGGTTCTAGTTCACTTAACGTTAACGCCATTACTGCTGGTGTGGTAAATATTACAAGCAATGTAATCAGTACATCAACCGATGTACCAATAAACGTAAACGCTCAAATGAACTTTACAGGAGGCATATCCGGAGATCCGGTAGCACTACAGTACTTCTTAAAGTAACTGATAAATACAAATGGAGATAAAATAAAATGGCAAATGGCGTATTAGGAAAAGCAGATCTTTCAGCTAACAATAACACCTCGCTGTACACAGTACCAGCAGGAACTTATACTGTTAGTTCTGTAAACATATGTAACAGAGGCGGCAGTACAGCAAATATTAGAATTGCTATTGCGGCATCAGGAACACCTGCAAATTCAGAATATATTGAATATGATGTAGCTCTTGCACCAAATGGTGTATTAGAAAGAACTGGCATTATCGTAGGTGAAAACCAATTAATTGTTGTAAGATCAAGCCAAGCAAGCGTATCAGCGATTGCTTACGGTATTGAAACTACATTACCGGCATAAGGATAGTAAAATGGGAAGAAGACTTACAATTGGAGCGGCACCAGGAGGAGGAACTATCCCTTATGGTACTACAGCACAAAGACCTGACAGCGCAGGCGCAGGTTTTTTAAGATTTAACACAGATAGAAATTTCCTAGAATTCTATAACGGTACAGCATGGTTACCAGTTGGTACATTCCAAACTGTAACTACTGCATCAAATGTTACAGCAACAGCAGGACAAGCGATCTTTTTAGATACAAGCAGTGGTGGAAGAACAATTACTCTACCAGCAAGCCCAGCAGTTGGCGACACAGTTAGAGTATTTGATGTAAACAGAACTTTTGATTCAAATGCTTGTACTATTGGACGCAACGGTGAAAGAATTATGGGCGATCAAGCCGACATGACAATTGATACTGAAGGTGCATCTTTTGATTTAATTTATTCAGGATCAAGTCAGGGTTGGAGACTATTGTCTGTATAATATATAGAGGAATTTATTGTAATGGCATCTTATGCAAGTTATAAAAAAGTAAAAGCCGATAGTATAGCTGACGGCGCAGTAACTTCAGGCAAGTTACAAACAGGCGCAGGCAACGCTTACGGTATAAAATGGATCTATAACGAGCGAGGTTTTAGATGTCATAACTGTGCCAACAACGGAGACTGTTGTGAACAAGCAAATGGTAAATGTTGCCTATGGACAGTTCCAGCAAATGTTAACAAAGTTACATTTGAAATATGGTCCGGCGGAGGAGGAGGAGCAGGTATAACTTGTTGTAACTGTTGTTCTTTTAGTGCAGGCGGTGCAGGCGGAAATTACGCTATTAAAACAATTTGCTCTCGACAAGGTTGCACATATACAATATGTGCAGGCGGGTCTTGGAGATGTGAAAAATCACACACATGTTCAGCAGGTATGGGATGCCGATCATACGTAAATGGACATAACTTATCAAACTTCTGTGTAACTGGAGGTTGCGGTGGTTGGATGTGTAACGGAGATGCATGGGGACCGAGAGTACACGGTACTTGTGCTAACTGTAACATTTGTGGAGGATTTGGAGCAGACTTTACAATAATGGGTACAACAGGATTCAGAACAGGTGGTACAGCATGTCGTTGCCATGGACAAACAAGTTTTACTGGCCAGGCGCCATTGGTAGGTAAAATGCAAGCTGTTCAAACTTCTGAAGCATGGTGTGCTTGTGGTTGTTATGTTAACTGGCCAGCAGGCGGCGGAGCATCAGGTGTAAGTTCATATTG